TCTGAAAAAATAAAATTATGATCCTCTCAATTGTAATAGCTATCATTCTTGTTTTAGTTGATTACTTGATAATTAAAAACTACCGTAATTTAACTAAACAGGATAAAAAGGTAACTACTGTTAAAAGCAATAGGAGTTATACCAGCGTTGTTTTTGTTCAATGATATTAAAGGTGTGGTACTATCGATTGTTTTGATTTCAGTATTGTTTGATTTGGGAATTGGGTATTTGTTGACTGGTAAATTGTTTTATTTAGGTAATAATTCTGTATTAGATGAACTAGGTGATAAACTAGATGGTAAAAAAGACCACTATGGGTTGCTTTATTTTTTAATTAAATGTGTTATATTTGGGATATTAATAACTTTATTATGAAAAAAGAATTTATAGGAACTATTGTTATAGGAGGATTATTATTTATAGCAGGTTGTGTTTTACAAGGATACTATCCTGAAAAAGAAATTTCATTAGGAAGTGTGTTTTTAATGTCAAGTTTCATATTTATTTTATACGATCTTTTAAAGGGTTAAAACCCATAGTCTACAGCATCTAATGATTTTATATAGTCTTTTAGTACTGTAACATAGTCTCCTTTTAAAGAAAAAGCATTTATAAAATACCCTATACCAAAGTCTTCTAAAGGTAAGTAAGTAAGGGGGAGTGTAGAAGCATTTTCCTTCTCTATAGCTATAACATGATTAGAGTTGTAAAATAGTTTATACTCCCTATTTTTATTCCAAAAGTTTAAATTCCATTCTAAACAATTCTCTGTAATACAATTCTTCATTTTTTATTTATTTGTTTTTACAAACATATTATTTATTTTTGTAATAACAAAAATAATTTATGAAATTAGAAGAAGGTATCCATAGGTTAACAGATGAGCAAGTAGAGATACTTCAAGATGCTATGAGTTTAAAAACTTACTCTTCAATATCTTATAGAATATCTGACATAGACCAAGCTTTTAAAGATTATTTAGATTCTATAGATTCTTATGAAAGTCTATGTACTGTAAATGAAGGGTATTTTTACACTTGTCAATTTGATATAGGAATGGGTACTGGATTATTTATAGGATCAGATATAACAATTCATTTAATATTATATAAGAAAATTAAGTAATATGGAAATACAAGTTAAGTGTAGAGACAAAATAGATATAACAAAAAGATGGTTACTTATATGGAGTACAGAGTTTAAACTATCTCCTAAAGAAATTGACATACTATCTGTTATAATAGAAAGATACCAGAGGTTAAAAGAAAAAGGTTTAGCTGTAGAAGAAATATCTGAACTACTTTTTACTACTAAATCTAAAAAAGAATACCAAAGACTTTGTAGTATAAATGATAACACATTAAATTATTATTTATCTATCTTTAAAAAGAAAAAGATAATACATAAAAACCAAATAATAAAGTATTTGATCCCTAGTGATAAACTTACATTTAAATTTCTTATACAAGAACCTATTGTTATAAAAGAAACTAAGTAATCTATGGGAAGTAATATTGGCAAAAAGGATTTACAAAGTATTTCAGAATCTTTAAATAAAACAGATATAAAGAAGATGAAAAATTCTTTAAAATTTGTAGATTTACAAAGATTCATAAATGAGTGTTTTATTAAACATTCTGTAAGAGGGGGTAAATTGACTAGAAGGCAAATGGAAGAAATCTTCAAGTTTCAGTTTTATATGATGAGAGAAAGAATGAAGGAAAAAGATTATATTAAATTACCTAAAATAGGTACTTTTAAAATTAAATCTTGGACTGATGTATTAGAGAGAGAAAGAATATTATTTGGGGTTAAAAATGTAAAAGGAGAGTATCAGAGAGATGAAATTACTGGAAAGGTAAAAACCATTACAAAGCTAAAAGCCTTTCATATAAACCATAATTTCCTTATTTATGATGATGTAAGAAACAATCACCATAAGAACTTTTATGATATAGAAGTCTATGAAAGTGAAATGGAAAAAGCTTTTGAAAAGAATAAACACTTAATAATAAGTGTAGATATGATTATAAAAGCTAGAGAGTGTAAAGAGACAAATGAAGTTATAAAAAATCTTATATACAGTACTAGAGATAAAGCAGATAAATGGTTTACCTCAGCATTTGATAGAAGACAGAAAATAGATCATCACTATATAAAAGGTTACATAACTAAAAAAGAAAAATATAAACAAAGTTTAAAAGATGAAAGTAGTAGAAGAAGGTCATAGTTATTTAGTTAGTAATTTTAACAATAAAGAAGATAATTCTTTTCAAGAGATTTTCTTTGTAAAAAAAGAAATTATAAATGGAGAATCAGTGTTTACTAATGGTACTACAAATGAAGAGCTTTTAAAGGTTCTTAGGAGTAGATATAAACATCAACAAAAATGTCAATACTATCCTGAGACTAAAGAAATTATCTCTCATTTAGATGAGATTATAAAATTAACAGAAGATAGAAAAACTAAACTAAGAGCTAAATTCTTTGGAAAATAAAATAAAAAATATTGTAGAAGGTGCTTTTAATAGTTTACTCAATAAAACTAATTTATTATCAGAAAAAACAAAAGAGCTTGTTCTTAAAAGACTAATAATCTGTAAGGCTTGTGATATAGTTTATTTTGACTTTAAGACTCATAGTTTAAGATGTGGAGACTGTAAATGTTTTATCAACTGGAAAACACATAGTATAGATGAAAAATGTCCTTTAAATAAATGGTAATAATAAATTAAGTAATATGTCAGCACAAGTTAATAATTGGGATATAACTATGGATTTCTTTAAAGCAAATCCTGTGTATTTAGCAGATCCTGTGTTTAAAGAAGTTAAAACTAAATATAAAAAAGATTATAGTAATATTCTTTGGTTTATTGCTTTGACTAATGATCCTAATAACATAAAAGATAAAAACCTTTCAAAGGAAACTAAGTTTAATAGGTATAAGTATTTATTACCTGTTGAACTATTAAACAAAGATACAGTTTATTTAAATAGTCTTGTAAAAGCCTATCAAGAACTTTGTGAAACCCATCCAATGAAAATGCTTAGAATCTGGAAAGAAAAACTAGATGAAAAGTTACAGTTTATGAGTGAAAATAAATATACTGTAGATGAATATGTTGAGACAGAGATGCCTAATGGAAATGTTAGACAAAAACTTGTAAAAGGTACTTGGGAAATGTTAGAAGCTTTACAAGCAGGTAATGTTAAAGCTTATAAAGAATGGGAAGAAATTAATAAACAACTTACTAAGGAAAATGAAGGTAAGTCTTTAGGAGGTGAAGAAAAATCATTAGCTGATAAAGGAGGTTTGATATAATGGAGGCAACTGTTAATTACAATCTTATACAAGAAAAATTAGAGAAATTTATCCCTAATACAGAAGAGTATATAAATTACTGGAGAGAAGAGTTTAGGAAAATTATTGAAGGTAAATGGATTGGTAATTACTTTGTTTCAGGTCCTATGTATTTTTATGCTAACTATTGGACTATAGAAGCTAAAGGTAGATTTATTAATCCTCTTATAAGAGATGTTGAAAGAGAAAAATTTAATTGGTTTGAAGAAGCTAGAGGATTTTCTGGATTTGAAGGAGATGATAAGTATCATTGTGACATAGAACTATATAAGTTACAGAAATTAAATAAAACAGAAGACAAAAGAATCTATAAAACTACAAGAGAATATTTAAACAAATTCCATCATGGTAATTTAGGTAGACCTTTATATAACAATCAATGTAAGAATGTTATAACAGTCGAGACAAGGGGATGTCTTGAAAAAAATACTGAAATACTTATGTTTGATGGTGCAGTTAAAAAAGTTCAAGACATTATAATAGGTGATAAACTAATGGGTAAAGATGGTACAGAAAGAAACGTATTATCTTTAAAAAAAGGAGTTTCTAACATGTATAAAGTTGAATCTAAAAAATTTAAAAGTATAGTTGTTAATGAAAACCATACATTATCTGTTTTTTATAAAGGTGTTAAAACATCATGTACAGTAAACCATCTTCTTAAAGAGCAAAATAAAAAAAGTTTTACAAATAATTATTACAGGTATTTAAACGGTGTAAAAATACCTTTTAAAACAAAAGAATTACCCATTGACCCTTATTACTTAGGGTTGTGGTTAGCAGATGGTAGAAGTAATTGTACTAGTATAAAAATCACAGATATTGTTTTAAAAGACTACATAGAAGATTTTTATAAAAAAAATGAGTTTAATTACAGTATTAAAGAGATATTTCCATGTACAAGAAGTAAACTTACTAGCTATGAGTGTTATAACTATGACTCTAATTTTAGAGGTACGTTTAAAAAACTCAATTTAATAAACAATAAACATATACCTGAAATATATAAAACAAGTTCTATAAATCAAAGAATTTCACTACTTTCTGGTATTATAGATGGAGACGGTTGTTTAGATAAAAAACATAATTCTATAGATATTTATTGTGGATTAAATGAATCTATAGCAGATGATTGTGTTTATATCGCAAGATCATTAGGTTATTTTGCTAATAAAAATATAAGAAATAGAAAGGGTTGTAAACAAACATTTGAAGTAATTATTAGTGGAGACTTAAAAGATCTTAAAACTCTATTAAATAGAAAAAAACAAACATCTTACAATCCTAGAATAAATGTTTTAAAATCTTCTTTTAAATTAACTTTTGATAGAGTTGATGAATACTTTGGATTTACTTTAGATAAAGACAATGAATATTTATTATCTGATTTTACAGTTGACCATAATTCAGGTAAGACTAAATTAGGTTCAGGTTTAATAGGATATACTTTTATAACAGATGGTATAAAAGACCTTGTAAAGTATAAACAATTTAAAAAATCAGAAGAAGATAGACTAGGGTATGAAGTAATGTTTCCTTATAAAAGCAACTCTGTTATCTCATCAATTGATAGTAAATACTCAAATAAAGTAGTAGATGATTTTTTTATAGGTTATGATAAGTTGAGAGGTAATCAAACTTATAATAAAGTAAGCTACCCTAGCCCTATTAAGAAGAAATATTCAGGTTCTTTAAAAGCTGGTTCAGGAGGACTAACTGCTAAATATGAAGAAAAAGTAGATGGTAACTGGACAGAAGGTGGTAGTTATTCTTTTATAAGACATGTTACTTATTTTGGTAACCCTGCTGCTGCTAATGGATTTAGATCTGCTTTTATATTAGATGATGAGATTGGTTTTCATAATAATCTACTAGATACTTTTGGACAATTGAAACAATGTACAGAAGTAGAGGGAGATAAATTTGGAATTATCTGGCTTACAGGTACAGGAGGTGATATGAAAGGAGGTGCTACTTTAGCTGCTAAAGAGATTTTTTATAATCCTGAAGATTACAATTGTTTAGTGTTTAATGATATCTATGAAAATAAAGGTAATATAGGTTGTTTTATTCCTAGATGGAAAGTTCTAAGTGAGTACAAAGATAGTAATGGAAATACAAATGAAGAATTAGCTAAACAAGCTTGGCAAGATAAATATAATGTTGCTAAAACAGCTAAAGATAGTTCTGTATTGGATATGTTTTTACAAAATGATCCTGCAACACCTTCTCATGCTTTTCTTTCCTTAGATGGTAATAAATACCCTACAGCACAACTCCAAGAACAACTAGGTTATTTAGAATCTCTACCAAATGGAGAAATAAATAAATTAGCTATAAGAGGAACACTTGATTGTAATGAACTAGGTATAGTTACTTTTCACCCAGATTTAGATAATAAACTAAGAGATTGTGATTACCCTATAAAATCAAATAATAAAAAAGGTTGTGTTACTATTTACAAATTACCTCAAGACACTACTTTTTTAAATTATGTAGGAGGTTTAGATCCTATTGAGGCAGAAGGTAAAGCTCATGAAATTCAATCAAATTCAGTAGCTTCTTTAGTTATTGTAAGTAGGGGAATGCTAGGGGATGAAATAGTTGCTGAATATACAGGAAGAGAAGAAAGTTTAAATGATACAAATGAAATTATGAGAAGGCTCATTATTTTCTACAATGCTTTTACATTATATGAAAATAACTTTAATAATTTTAAAGTGTATATGCAGTCTAAAAATCAATTGCATTTTTTAGCTAAAGCTCCTAATATTTTAAAAGCAGGAGTTGGTAGATTAGATCAATATGGTCTCCATGCTACTAAAGAAGGTAAAGAAGAGATGTGTGGGTATACTAGAAATTGGTTACTTGAAAAGAACTTTACAGGTGAGATAAATATTAAGTCTATTAACTCTATAGGACTACTAAAAGAGTTACTAGCATCTGGTGAAGGAGTTAATACAGATAGAGAGTCTGCTCTTAAACTTTGTATAGTATTAAAACTTCAGTTATCTTTGAATATTAAAAAAGAAATTGTAAATGATAATTACTTTGATTTTTTTAATAGAAGATATGATAAAGAAGGTAGACTTATTAAAAGATAGTTAATAATGGGAGCAAATGGTGTAGTAACTACTGCTGATGCAGGGTATTTAAACTCTTATGTAGGATTTCCTAAACAGAAAGTTCCTTTTAAAGAAAAGAATGAACACTGGGTTAAAGCTTGTTCTTTAGGTATATCTGGTGTAGGAGTAAACCAAACATTAACAAATAGTTTCAATAGATATAAAAAGTTTAAATACAACTTTAACTTAATTAATGGTATTATTGATGATGAGGATTATGCTTATGTAGTAGATCCTTATAATACAACTGAAAGATTTGGTAAACCTCAGTCTAGGCTAAAGAGTTATAATCTTATAATGAATAAGGTTAATTATTTTCTAGGTAAAGAGTATGAAATGCCATTTAACTTTAGAGTATATTGTAATGCTGGTGGAGGGTATAATGCTAGACTAGAACACAAGAAACAAATGTTTCTACAATTCTTAAATGAAAGTATTAAGAAACAACAAGTAGAACTAGAGTTAATTTCTCCTGAAGATGCTCAAAGTCAAGACTATAAATCACCACAAGAGTTAGAGTTTTATAATCAATTTTCTTATCAAGGAGAAAGAGAAAAATATTTAAACTTACTGTTAAAAATAACTTATAACAGAGATGGTTTAAAAGATAAATTTAATAAATGTTTTAAATATGCTGCTGGTAGTGCTGAAGAAATAATGCACGTAGGAATAGTTAATGGTAAGTTGGAGTATAGACCTGTAAACCCTTTATTCTTCAATTATGTGGCTCATAGTGAGATTGAATATATAGAAGATAGTCAAGCTTGTTCTGAGATAAGAATGATGAATGTAGGGCAGATAATTGATGAATTAGGTCATTATTTATCACCAGAACAAATAGATGAAATAGAGAGGGGAAATTTCTTTGGAGGTATAGGAAGTGCTATGAATAGTTTTGTGCAAGCAGGTTCTATTCCTGATGATGCTGATTATTATTCTAGTGGCTTATATGCTCAAATTCAAAGAGATTGGGCAGGTGTACCAGTTACTTTTTGTAACTGGAAATCTATGCAGAAACTTACTTATATTTCTTATGTAGATGAAAATAGTGAAGTACAAGAAGTTATATTGACTGAACAAGATACTTTTCCTAAAGAACTTAAACCTTATGTTATTTCTAAAAGAGAAGAATGGGTTACTGATATTTGGGAATCTTGTCTAATAGGTTCTATGTTAGTTTATGGTAGACCTGCTAAAAACCAAATAATGGGTAAACTTAACTATGTAGGAATTATTTATAATTCAATGAATAGTCAAGCTACTAGTATTGTAGACCTACTTTCTCCTCACATGAAAGCCTATAACATTATTTGGTTAAAGTTTGAAGAGGAATTAGCTAGAGCTAAAGGTAAAAAGTTTATAATGGACATGGCTCAGTTACCTAAATCTCAAGGATTCTCTTTAGAACAATGGCATCATTACTTTGAGACTTATAATATAGCTTGGATTAATAGTGCAGAAGAAGGTAATTTTGGAGAGCAAGTAGCTAAGTTTAATCAGTTTACTTCTGTTGATATGACTCTTAGTGGTAATATACAAGGTTATTTTACTGCATTAGCTCAATTAGAAAGATTGATGAATGATATAGTAGGGTTATCTCCTCAAGCTATGGCACAAATAGCTGCTAGTGAAACTGCTACAGGTGTAAATGCAGCTATAGGTCAAACTAGTATTGTAACTAAATTGTGGTTTATAAAACACAATAACTTCAAGAAAAGAGTAATAGAACATATCATTGAAACCTATAAAATAACTTTAGCTGAGGGTACTCAAACAATTGATTGGGTAGATGATAATATGCACCAACAAATAACTATTGAAGGTGAAAAACTAGGAGACTCTGATTATGGTTTATATGTATCTGATAGTGTTAAGGATCAAGACTTATTTGATTTGTTAAAATCACAAGCTCAAGCAATGATGCAAAATAACTTATTAAGTGTAAGTGATTTAATTAAGATATACCAAAATGAATCTATTAGTGAGATTGAAGCTACTATTAAATATAAAGAACAACAAGCTCAAGAATCTCAACAACAACAGACTCAACATGAACAGGAATTAGCTCAACAAGCTCAAGCTTTAGAACAACAAAGACATGATGAAGAGATGATGCTTGAGTATGAAAAACTTGATAGAGAGGATAATAATCAACAATTAAATAGAGAGAATAACTTACAAAGAGATGAGGTTAAAGCACTAGGATTTGCTAAAGAACCTGATGCTGATGCTAATGGAGTACCTGATGTAATAGAACAAGGTAAATTAGCTCTTGAACAATCTAAAGCTAGTTATGACCAACAATCTAAGTTCTTAGAACATAAGAGAAAAGAAAATGAAGTTGCTATAAAACATAGTAATGAAAAAGATAAATTAAACTTAGAAAAAGATAAATTAAAACAACAGAAATATTTAGAAATGGAAAAATTAAAAGTTGCTAGAGAAAATATAAAGTCTAAAGTTAAAATCGCAAAACAAAATAAAAATAAATATGATAAGTAACTATAGAGGGAGTAAATAATTATAATTATTGAAATTGCTTATTCTGCCTCCTTTACTAAAAGTATTAGTGAAACCTTTAAGAGTTAATTATTCTAAGTAAAATAAATAAATTAAATTTGAAATAATATGAGTACTAAAAATGAAACAAGTCTCTTAGGAGACATATCTTGGGATGATGTAGAGACTAACTCAGAAGCTAATGATAATACATCTGAGGTTAGTGAGGGATTAGTCGCTGATATAGATTCTTCTTTTTTTGACAGTATACCTGTTGTACAAGAAGAACCTATAATCGCAGAAGCAGAAGTTCCTGTAGTTGAAAACACAGAAACTCCAGAAGCTACTGTTGAGACTAGTGAAGTTGTAGAGACACCTGTAACAGAAAGTTTATCTAGTTACAATGTATTTGTAAACTCATTAATTGAGAAAGGTATTATAGGTGATTTAACTGATGATTTAGAGTTAGAGGACTCTATTGAAGGAGTTGGACAGTTAATTACTAGAGAAAAAGAAACTTATTTTACAAATATGTTAGGTAGTTTATCTGAAACTACTAGAAAAATGGTAGAATTAGAGTTACAGGGTGTAGATGTAGAAGAAGTTTTTGATGAAGTTGTAGATTATAGTCAACTTGATTTAGAAGATGAAGACACTAAGAAAAACCTTTTAAAAGACTTTTATTTAATATCAGGTATTAGTGATGAAGCTAGTTTGGATATTGATAGTGAAGTAGAAGATTTAGAGGTTTCTGGTAGATTAGAAAAAGAACTTACTAAAGCTGTAACTTTTTTAACTAACCAACAAGTTAAGGAACTGGCTCAGAAAGAAACAATTGCTCTTCAAAAAGCAGAACTAGCTAAAAAAGAGCAAGAGTTGATAGCTCAAAAACAATATGAAGACTTTAAAACCAAAGTAACTTCTATTAGAAATATAAAAGGTATTGAAGTTTCTCAATCAGATGCTGAAGAGTTATTTAACTATATGACTGTAAAAGATGCTAAAGGTAAAACTCAAGCAGAAAAAGATCAAACAGAAGAAGCTTGGTTATTTTTAGAATATGCTAAAATGAAGAAACTAGATATAGCTTCTTTAAATAGAGCAGCTACTACTAAAGCTGTTAAACAAATTGAGAAGAAATTATTAAGAGTAGCACCTAAATCCCTACAAGACATTAGTGTTAGTAAAGAAAATACTAATAAACCTGTTATAGGGATTCCTTGGTAATATAAAAATTAAAAATAAAGACTAAGTATTTAAATAATAATCAACAATAATAAATAAATACTACACATTATGGCATTAAATAATGGAATGAATTTATCCCCTATTCAACTTAGAAGGGTGGATGCAAAAGCAATTGGATCTGATACACAAACAATAGATCAATTGTTTCAAAGAGAACCTGAAAAAATGGAAGCTATTATTTCAGGAGCAGTTAATAACAGAGCTATTTCTCAAGGTTTAGCTAATCCTTTAGATTTTATTACTTCAGGGTTAAAAAACATTGAGTACATTGATGGTCCTGAGTTTAGATGGGATGTAATTGCTTCTAGTGATGAAACCTTTCCTATTTCAAGAGCACCTTTGTCACCTACTCAACTAGGTCAAGGAGGTTCTACATTTGATATGTTTTTCTCACAACAAGCTTTTGTTAAAGGACAGACTTTATTCTCTCCTAAAGGACAACAAGTTTATCTAGTTGATTCTATGTATCCTGAAGGTGGTCATTGGGTTGCTAAAGTTAAATTGAAAGATTCTAACCAATTTGCAATTGACTCTACAGAGATTCAGTTAAACTCAAGATGGTATGGTTCATACAAAGCAGTTGGT